GCGCGGAGAACGTCGACGGGGTCGTCTACCGCGAGGTGCGCCGGCTCTACAACGAGAGCGGCCGGTGCGTCGACTGCAAGAAGGCCGACCCCGCGGGCCCGCGGCCGTGTCCGCACTCGGCGATCATCACCGGCGACCTGCACGAGAGCGCGCACGCCGGCCTGCGGTCGACGACGGACCTGCGCGAGATCCGGGCGATGAACGTCCGCAAGGAAGAGGCGTTCCAGGGGATCGCCGGGCGGAGCCTGCTCTTCGTCGTCGACGAGGCCTCGGGCGTCTCCGACGGGATCTTCGAGGCCCTCGAGGGCAACCGCGCCGGCGGCGCGCGCGCGCTCCTGACGTCGAACCCGACCAGGTCGACGGGCGAGTTCGCGGAGGCCTTCGCCGAGAAGGCCGACTTTTACGCGACGATGCGCGTGTCCTCCGAGGAGAGCCCGAACGTCGTCGCCGGCGAGGTCGTCGTCCCGGGCCTGGCGACCCGCGAGTGGGTCGAAGAGAAGGTCGAGGAGTGGGGCCGAGACTCGGCGATCTTCAAGATCCGCGTCCTCGGTCAGCACGTGCGCGCCGAGGAGGGGGCGATCTTCTCGGTCGCGGCGATCGCGGCGGCCGAGGCCCGCTGGCCGACGGCGCCCGAGAGCGGCCCGCTGGCGATCGGGATCGACCCCGCCGGCGAGAGCGGCCTCGGCGACGAGTCGGCCTTCGCCGCGCGGCGCGGCAAGAAGCTGCTCTCGCTGACGACGCGCCGCGGGCTCTCGCCGGCCGGGCACGTGGCCGAGGCTCTGGGCATCATCGCCGACCGCGGCGCCGGCGCGCCCGACCGTCCGCGGATCGTGGTCGACATCGACGGCGACGTCGGCGCGCGCGTGTGGGGCGCCTTCCTCGCGCACCTCGAGCAGCATCCCGACGCCTTCGACCTGGTCGGCGTGCGGAGCGGCGAGCGGGCGAAGCGCAAGCCCGAGACGTACGACCGCGTCCGCGACGAGCTCGCGGCGAGCCTCGCCGAGTGGATGCGTGACGGCGGCGCGATCCCCGTCGACGGCAAGCTGCAGGGCGAGCTCGGGATGGTGCGGTGGATCGACCAGGTCTCGGGTCGGAACAAGATCACGCCGAAGGACGCCTTCCGAGAGAAGCTGAAGCGCTCGCCGGACCGCTACGACGCGGTCGCGCTGTCCTGCTGGGGCGCCTCGTCGACGCCGGCGACCGCCGGCGAGGGCCGCCAGGAGACGCAGCCCGAGACCGAGGGCCAGCCCTTCGACGCGTACGCGCGCGACCCGTTCAACCCGTACGGCTGACGTAATCGGGACCATGGGAGGCCCTGTCGTATGAAGCTCTCCGAGGCGATGGGCGCCCTGCTGGGCGTCAGCGCTTACCAGCCCCCCGACAACTACACCGGCCTTCAGATCGACGACCAGATCGTGAAGGACGTCCGGCGCGCGCTGGGCGGGCAGCTGCAGCCGCTGGTGCAGACGCGGCTGCGCTGGTACATGGCCGACCTCGAGCGCGCCCAGGAGGAGGCCGACGCCGGGAACCTGAAGACGGCCGCGCAGCTGTACCGCGCGATGCGCCGCGACGGCGTGCTCGCGGGCCTGCTGCGCAACCGGAGCTCGAGCCTCATCCGGCTCCCGAAGCGCTTCTACGGCAGCGAGGAGGCCGCGCAGTATCTGCGGAGCAAGAACGGCACGCGCCCCGTCTTCGACGAGGTCTTCCCCCCGAGCGAGCTCCGAGCGCTGGACGAGGACGGACTGGCCATCGGCGTCGGCGTCGCGGAGCTCGTGCCCGTCCCCGGCCGGGATTACCCGGTGATGGTCAGGCTCGATCCCGAGTTCCTGCAGTACATCTGGACCGAGAACCGCTGGTACTTCGCCTCGAACGCGGGCCGACTCGCCATCACCCCGGGTGACGGCCGCTGGATCCTGCACATCCCGGGCGCCCGCATGTCTCCCTGGAACTTCGGCCACTGGGCGGCGCTCGGCCGGAGCTTCATCAACAAGGAGCACGCGCTCTCGTACCGCTCCAACTACAGCGCGAAACTCGCGAACCCGGCGCGCATGGCGTACGCGCCCGCGGGGGCGACCGAGGTGCAGCGCAAGGGCTTCATCGCGCGCCTGATGGCCTGGGGCCTGAACACCGTCTTCGAGCTTCCGCCCGGCTGGGAGGCGAAGCTCCTTGAGAGCAACGGCAGGGGCTACGAGGTCTTCCAGAAGCAGATCGACACGAGCGATCTCGAGTACATGATCACGCTGACCGGGCAGACCGTGACGACCACGGGCGGGATGGGCTTCTCGAACGCCGACGTCCCCGAGACCATCCGGCAGGACCTGATCCAGGACGACGGCGACGCGCTGTCCTACACCATCAACACCCAGGGCCTGCCGATGGTCCTGGTGAAGCGCTTCGGCGACCAGGCGATCGAGAAGCCGACGATCCTCGAGTGGAACACCGAGAAGCCGGCCGATCGCGCGAAGGAGGCTGCGACGCTCGGGCAGGTCGCCGCGGCGATCAAGGCCCTCGGCGAGTCGCTGGCGCCCTACGAGAAGCGCCTCAACGTGCAGGAGCTGACGACCCGGTTCGCTATCCCCGTCGACGGCGATCCCGAGAGCGTCGCCCAGGCGGGCGCGAACGAGGAGACGGCGCCGGTCGAGGTGCCTGACCTGCCCACGGCGAACGACGACGGCGGGAGCGAGCCAGCAGCCGCGGCCGCGGAGTAAGACCCCCTATCGCTCCGCGGTTCTCAAGAGAGCATGCGGCGGGCACGGTTCCTTCCGACGGGCTGCACCGCTTTCGCGCTGGACGCGAGGGCGCTCGGTGCCGAGTTCCCCGTCCAGGGCGCCAAGGACCAGCCCTTCGAGGTCGTCGGCCAGGCCGCCGTCATAGACATCGCCGGCCCGCTGACGGAGCACCCGGTCGAGGCGATCGACCCCTTCACGGGGAAGACCTTCGTCCCCTTCGACTGCTACGACGCGATCCGCGCGCGCGCGACGGCGGCCTTCGGCAGCGAGGCCTCGATCGTCTGCCTGCGCATCAACTCGCCCGGCGGCGAGGCGGCCGGGTGCATGGAGCTCGCGCGCGACCTGCGCGCGATGGCGATGACGACGGGCAAGCGCCTCGTCGCGTACGCGGACGGGCAGGCGGCGAGCGCGGCGTACGCGATCGCCTGCGCGGCCGAGACGATCGGAGCGCCGCCGACGGCGAACGTCGGGTCGATCGGCATCTTCGAGACGCTGCTCGACTCGACCGCCCAGGACAAGCAGCTCGGTCTGCTCTTCACGCTCGTCGCCAGCGGCGACAGGAAGCTCGACTCGAACCCGCACCAGCCGAAGTCGCGAGAGGCCGTCGCCTTCGTGCAGGACCGCGTCGACCTGCTGGCCGGGATGTTCTTCGACCTGGTCGCCGAGCTGCGCGGCATCCCCGCCGACGAGGTGAAGGCGATGCAGGGCGCTGTCTGGCTCGCCCCGCAGGCCCGCGTAAAGGGCCTTATCGATTTCGAGATGACGTGGGGCGAGCTGCTCGCGAGCCCTCAAGCCGACGCAAAAGGAACCGCCATGGCCAAGATGAAGGACGTGCTCGCCGGGCTCGCGGAGATCGCCAACGGCGCCGACGGCGACGAGAAGGAAACCGCGAGGAAGATGCTCGCGAGCCACTACGGCAAGGCCGATGACGGCGACGGCGACAAGGACAAGCCCGACGACAAGAAGGACGGCGAGGCCAAGGCCGAGGGCGGCGACGACAAGAAGGACGAGAAGAAGGATCCCCCGAAGGCGCAGGCCTCCGAGGAGGACAAGAAGGACGAGCCGAAGGCGCAGGCCTCGACCGGCCTCGAGGCGCGGGTCCAGGCGATCGAGACCCGCGAGGCCGCGGCCGCGCAGGCCTCCGAGCGCGCGAAGCTGCTCTCGACCCGGCCCGACTTCTCGGCCGAGGTCCTCGAGAGCTTGAAGGGCGCCCCGCTCGCCTTCGTCAAGGACGCATGCGCGAAGTGGCCGAAGGTCGCGACGCGCAAGGCCCCCGCCAATCCGGCCGCCGAGGCCTCCGTCGGTGGCACCCGCGGCGACGGCCAGGGCGACGTCGAGGGCGAGGCCGCCGGAGACAAGACCGAGGCCGACTTCATCGCCCGGAAGATGGGCGGCGCGCAGGCCTCCGACGGCATCAAGTCGAAGGACAACGCGCTCGAACTGGGCTTCCTGACGCCCGCCGAGGCCTCGAAGCGACTCGCGGAGCTCGAGAAGTCGGGCGCGTAAGGCGCCACCTCACCAGGACGACGAAGAGGCACACCCCAACGGAGCGGCGGACACCATGTCGAATCTCACCCAGGCGCGCATGTCGCGGATCACGAAGGTCAACTCGATCGCTCTGCCGCTCGCGGCCGTGGCGGTCTACCAGGGCGGGATCGCCTGCGTCGACACGTCGGCGAACAAGGTCACCAAGGGCGCCTCGGGCAACGGCAACCTGATCCCGATCGGGGAGTTCGCCGAGGACGCCGACAACACCGCCAGCGGCGCACCGATGGTGATGGTCCGCCTGGACGAGGAGGTCACCCTCGCCACGTACGACAGCGCGACAGGCGGCAACGCCGTCACCGCCGCGAACCTCTTCGAGGACGTCTACCTCCTCGACGACCACACGGTCACGACGGCCTCGAGCGGCAACTCGGTCGCCGGACGCGTGTGGAAGGTCGACGCGAACGGCGTCGCCGTCCAGAAGCCCCGCACCTGATCCACCAGGGCGCGCCACGGTGCGCCCGTCCCCTGACTCGCACGAGAGACCACCCCACCGAGGACCACGACGATGCCGGAAATCACCCCCTCCTTCGTGATGCAGTACGAGCGCCGGATGCGTGCGATCACGGAGAAAGAGTACATCCGTCGGCTCGCCGCGAAGAACACCTGGTGGAACAAGGTGATGCGGCAGACCGACATCGAGGGCAAGACCGAACGCATGACCTGGTTCCTGCAGACGGCGATGATCGAGCCGGTGGGTCCCTCGGGATCCGGCGAGATCACCTTCGAGGGCCTGGTCACTCAGACGGCCGAGTACCCGACCTTCCGGCACGGGAAGGGGATGGTCATCCAGCGCGACCAGCTCGAGGACCTCGACGGCACGGGCCTGAATCAGGCCGCCGAGTGGTCCGAGCAGATCGGCAACGAGACCGCGTACTACCCGCAGCGTCTCGCGGCGCAGCTGATCCTGAACGGTGCGAACACCGACGGCAGCGCGAACGCCTACGACGCGGTCCCGTACTTCGCCGACAACACGACGAACGGCGGAAACGGGCACTGGTACAACCCCTTCCGCCGCGAGCTGGGCGGCTACTACAACTGGTTCCACGGCGCCTCGAGCGGGAGCTACCCTGGCGCGCTGCCCATCGACGACAGCGTCTCGACCGACGTCGCCGTCGCGAACCTCGGCAAGGCGATCGCCTCGATCGCCAACGTGAAGATGGCGAACGGCGTCGACCCGCGCTTCCTGACGCCGGTCTTCCTGATCGGCGCTCCGCGCCTGGCGCCGCGCCTGCGTCAGATCACCGACGCGAAGTTCATCGCCCAGGCCGCGGCCTCGGGCGGCGGCTCGGCCGACGTGGTCGCGCTGATCGAGGGCTGGGGCCTCGGCACGCCGGTCGTCGCGAACGAGCTCGCGGCGGCCTTCTCGTACAACGCGAAGTTCCCCTACGTCGCCTCTGGCGGGAACGTCTCCTTCAAGGAGGCGACCGTCACGGGCAGCGACACGACCTGGTACGTCGTCTGCCAGGAGATGCAGTCGACGCAGCTCGGCGGCCTGCTGCACGTGCGCCGCAAGCCCTTCCGCGTCAACTACTACACCGGGGAGACCCAGGCCGAGCTCGATCGCCGCAACGAGTTCGAGTACCACGTGCAGGGCCGCATGAGCGCCCAGTACGGGCACCCGTACACGATCTTCCGCATCGACGCGTCGTAAGCGCCGGGCCGCGACGAGGACCGCGACAAGCCGCAAGGGAGACCGCGACGATGAAGCTGAACGAAGGCCTGGCGAAGCTCACGAAGAAGACGACCCTCACGCGCAAGGGCGGCCCGACCGTCCGCCTCGCGAAGGGCCCCGAGGCCCTCGTGCATCGGTACGTCGTCGACGACCAGGACGGTGAGGTCATCGCCTTCGACGCGAAGCCCGCCGACCTGGCGTCCGACGCGTGGACGGTGACGCCGGCGAAGTCCTGACCGAGGGGCGCCCATGGCGGCCCCGTACCTCGACGTCGACGCCTTCAAGGCTCGCGCGGACCTGATCCAGCCGACCGCCGTCGACCAGATCGAGACCCGCTGGGCCGGCTTCACGGCGCAGCAGATCGCGATCTGGTCGTCGCACATCAACGCCCGGCTGAAGAAGCGATACGCCGTGCCCTTCCAGGGGACGGTGCCGGAGGTCGTCCTCGGCTGGCTGACGACCTTCGTGACGAGGTCCTGCTGGCACCGCCGGGGCTACAACGCCCAGGATCCGGCGATGCAGGAGCTCGCGGCGCGTTGCGACCAGGCGGCCGCGGAGCTGAAGGAGGCCGCCGACGCGAAGGACGGCCTCTTCGACCTGCCGACGAACGACGCCGCGGGTGACTCGGCCGTCGTCGACGGCTCGCCCCTCGGCTACTCCGAGACGTCGCCGTACGTCTGGCAGGACATCGAGGCCGCGGCGGGCAGCTTCGAGGACGGGCAGGGCCGGGGCTCGTCGTCGTGAGCCTCGAGGCGATGCTCGAGGACCTGCGCCGGCTCGGCGAGCTGCCGCGGGAGGCCGCGAAGATCGCCGCGCCCCTGGTCGAGCGCGAGCTCCGGGCCAAGGCGGCCGCCGGCGAGGACCCCGAGGGGACGGCCTGGGCGCCGCGCAAGAAGGACGGCGGGCGCGCGATGAAGAACGCCGCGGCGCACATCGAGGTCGCGCCGGTCGGGACGGTGGTGCGCGCGACGCTCACCGGGCCCGACGTCTACCATCACTTCGGCGCCGGCCCTGGGCACGTCACGCGGCAGGTTCTGCCCGATCCCGGGACCATCCCGCCCGGCGTCGAGAAGGCCCTGCGCGAGGCCGCCGACAAGGCCTTCGGGGGGGCGACGAAATGACGACGATGTCCGGCCTGCTGGGCCTCGTGCGTGGCGTGCGCGCGTTCTTCACCGCGCAGAGCGTCACCGCGAACGTCGTCGTCGGGTGGACGGCGCGCAGCCGCATCGACAACGAGGGCACGGGCGGCGCGAACCGCGTCGTCTTCACCCCAGGCGAGCTTGACCCGACGTCGGGCGCGCCGAAGGTCCTCAAGGCCGGGCAGCTCGACCGCGACGCGGGCCAGACCGACTACGTCGGCTACGAGCCCCGCCTGCGCGCGCTCGCCTGGTGGCACGCGCCCGTGTCGGTCTCCGTGTGGGCCGCCGGCGCCGACCCGCAGGACGAGGAGCAGCAGATCGAGGCCGTCGAGACCCTGCTCGAGCAGACGATCCAGGCGATCCACAATGCGACCGATCCGACGACGGGGCAGGCCGCGGGCTTCGCGAACATCGAGGAGTGGGGCCCGGTCGTGTGGACGACGCCCCCGGGCGAGGCCTCCTTCGGCCGCGAGGTGACCTTCAGCTTCGTCCTGCGGGTACCGCTCTTCGACGTGCCGATCGGCGTCGCGCACCCGCAGGGCCAGGTGAACCGCGGGGGCGTGACGTAACGGGGGCTATCGGGGCCGGAGTAGCGAGAGGGCCCACCGGATGAGCGTTCCCAGCGTCTCGATCAAGAAGGTCGACTACCAGACGGGCTCGGTCGCGCAGTCCCCGGTCGGAGTCCTGGCGATCATCAACTCCGCGACGAAGGGCTCCTACAACGCCCCGGGCTCGTACACGCGCGACGACCTGGTCTTCGACGACTACGGCCCGTCCCCGCTGACCGAGGAGTGCTCGTACACCCTCGCGGTCTCTGGGAAGCCCGTCATCCCGATCCGGTGCACGACGTCGACCGCGGCCGCGTACGGGTCGATCACGACCACGAAGACCGGCAGCTCGACGATCA